AGACAGCTACGTTCTTTGACGAGGCTTACTTGATCTCAGACCCACGTACAGGCGCACCTACGTACTACACGTATAACGGTGTTGACAGCAGTGGTGATACGCAAATCGACATTTACCCAACACCTGACAAAGCGTACACCATTCGTTTTAACTGTGTCAAACGTGCTGCTGATTTGTCTGCTGATGACGACACAATGGACATCCCTGCAATGCCTGTAATTCATTTGGCTATTGCTTTGTTGGCCCGTGAGCGTGGAGAAACAGGTGGTACGTCTGCTCCTGAGTACTTCAACATTGCTGATAAGTACTTGTCTGACGCTATTGCACTAGACGCTCAGAAGCACCCAGAAGAAGTAATCTTCTACACGCCGTGAGGTAGCTATGGCTCAACAATTACAAAGTATTAATCTTGTTGCTCCAGCCTTCAAAGGAATCAATACAGAAGATTCCCCACTGGCTCAAGACCCTTCGTTTGCTGACATTGCTGACAACGCAGTAATTGACAAGCGTGGTCGTATTGCGTCACGTAAAGGATACAGTGTTATTACAACAGACAAGACTGAACTAGGCAGCGCCAAAATTAGAGCAATCAAAGAGTTTGAAGACAACGCAGGCAACACTACAGTATTTTCTGTTGGTAACAACAAGATCCTTAGTGGTACTACAACACTTGTTGATGAAACACCTGCGTCAGTTACGATTACTTCTGACAACTGGAAGATGGTCAACTTCAACGACAAGATTTACTTCTTTCAGCGCAGTAACGAACCATTGGTCTATGACGCTACAGGAGGCTCTGTAGTCAAGCTGAGCAGCGTTTCTGGTGCTGCTGGTGTTACATCTGCTATATACGGTAATGAGGTTCTAGCGGCTTATGGAAGGCTCTGGACAGCAGACGTAAACAATGACAAATCTACGGTTTACTGGTCTGACTTGTTGATAGGCCATGACTGGTCTGGCGGTACTAGCGGTTCTATTAATTTAGCTAAGGTGTGGCCTGACGGGTACGACGAAATTGTAGCACTGGCTGCACACAACGGCCTGTTGATTATATTTGGTAAGCACAGCATTGTTGTGTACCAAGGCGCAGAAGCACCAGCTACGATGTCTCTTGCAGACACTGTAGCAGGCGTTGGTTGTGTTGACAGAGACACTGTACAGCATACAGGTGCAGATGTTTTGTTTTTGTCACACACCGGCCTAAAAAGCTTTGGCAGAACAATACAAGAAAAGTCAATGCCTATTACTAGTTTGTCAAGCACTATTTCAAAAGACATTATTAGTTTGCTGCAGAATGAAACAGAGTTCTTTCGTTCAGTGTACAGCCCAGAAGAAGGCTTTTACTTGTTGACTTTCACGGCTCAAGACACAACCTTCTGCTTCGACGTTCGAGGAACATTAGAAAATGGAGCTTACCGTGTAACACGCTGGCCCGGTACAGGCTTTACAGCTTACGGTAGAAAGGACGACGGTACGTTACTAATTGGTAACACGGAAGGCATTGGTCAGTACAGCGGCTACAGAGACAACGGTGAAAAGTACCGCTTTAAGTACTACAGCCCCGGTTTGACCTTTGGTGACCCTTCAAGGCTAAAGATACTAAAGAAGCTACGGCCCACCATTGTTGGTGCTAATAGTGCCATCATGTTTCTTAAGTGGGCGTATGACTTTGGTACATTCTTTCAAACTGCAGAGTTTACAGTAGGTAATCAGGTTACTGGTTACTTCAACGAAAGTGAGTTTAACAGTACAGCAGAGTTTACAGGTGGTGATCTTACGTCACGCCGTGGCATAAACACTACCGGAGGCGGTGGAGTTATAACAATTGGTTTGGAAGCAGACATAGACGGTTCAGGTTTGTCTCTCCAAGAGATTAACGTATTAGCACTAATGGGTAAAGTACTATGAGTAACTATACTAAGACCACTGACTTTGCCGCTAAAGACAGTCTACCTTCTGGGGACAGCGGTAAAATCATTAAGGGCGCTGAATTTGAAACAGAGTTTGACGCCATATCTACAGCTATCGCTACAAAGGCAGACATTGCTTCACCAACCTTTACAGGCACAGTGACAATTCCTGCATTGACATTTACAGGTACGCTGTCTACAGGAACAATTGACGGAGGTACCTACTAATGGGTGAAGAATTAGCAAGACTTTTGGGTATAGGAGGCATTGCTGCTGCAGGTGGTCTTCTTACAGGAGCAGCCTATCAACGACTTGGTGATATAGGTGAACAAGCTCGTAGAGAAGCAGGTACACTCGCTCAACAACAGCTTGAACAAACACAGTTTAGACCTTTTACTGTTACTACAGGTACTGGCGGAGCGCTTACAACAACTCCTGAAGGTGGCTTAGGTGTGTCTTTGTCACCACAAGAGCAGGCTATATTTCAACAGTTGATGGGCCAAGCAGGTCAGATGTTTGGACAACCTGTTGCAGGACAAGCGCAGCTAACTCAAGCAGGCCTTGGTGCTCTTGGTGCAGGTCAACAACTAATGGGTCAGCCTACGTTTGGCATGGCTCCTACTCAAGCTGCATCACAGCAAGCCTTTGGCCTTGGTGGTCAATTCATGGGTGCTGCTGGAGCACAGCCTGCAGACATAAATCTTCTTCGTGGACAGTTTGCAGGACAGGTAGGCGGACTCTTGGGTCAGCAGCCTAGTGCTGGCATAGGTCAGCTAGGACAACAGGCGTTGGGCTTAGGCATGGCTGGTCTTGATACCGCTGCTCCTGCGGACGTAGAAGCCTTACGTCAACAGTACGGTGGTCTTGCGGGACAAGCGGCACAGCAAGTGTTGCAACCTACTGGTGCACGAGAAGCAGAAGTCTTTGAACGCATACGTGCTACACAACGTCCTGAAGAAGAACGTCAGCGTCTTGCGCTAGAACAACGGCTAGCAGCACAAGGACGCCTTGGTACACGTACAGCACAATTTGGAGGCACTCCAGAAGCTCTTGCATTAGCTAAGGCACAAGAAGAAGCACAAGATAGGGCGTCACTAGCAGCTATGCAACAGGCAGGAGCAGAACGTCAGAGGGCTTTAGGTGAAGCACAAGCTCTTGGTGGTATGTTCTCACAACAAGCTGGTTTGTCAAGTCAGCTACAATCTCAAGCACAACAACGTGCAACACAGTTGTCACAGCTTGGTTTGTCGGCAGAACAAATACAGTCACAACTACAGTCAGAAGGTCTTGGAAGAGCTGCTACTGCTGCTGGTCAAGTAGGCCAGTTAGCTCGACTTGCGGGAGGTCTTCAGGCTCAACAGGCTGGTCTTGGCGCACAGTTTGCAGGCTTAGGTGCAAACCTAGCAGGACAACAGCAGGCTCTGGACGCCGCACGACAGCAACAGGCACTACAGGCGTTGACTGCAGGTCAAGGTTTACTTGGTGGTGGACTTGGTTTGCAACGGTTGCAACAACAGCTTGGTACAAGCGCTCTTGGCGCTGCTTACATGCCACAAGCTCAGGCGCTCAATGTACTACAAGCGGGTATGCCTGCGGCAGAGTTGGCTCAACGTGCTCAACTACAGGGCGCTGGTTTGTTCGGTCAGGCAGAAATGGGCGGACTACAAGCACTACTTGGTTCAGGTCTTGGACAGGCAGAGCTATTCGGTCAGCTTGGTACAGGCCTGTTGTCTGGTCTAGCTACTCCAAATGAATCAGGCGGAAGCAGTATCGTAGACGCAATTGTAGACTACATAGGAAGTTGAGGATAACATAATGGCTACTTATTCACAAAGTTTTTTAAGTGCTCTAACAAAGCCGGGCTTTGCTCAAAACTTGGGAATGTTGGGACGACAAATTGGTCAAATCCCCGGACAAGTACAACAGCAACAAATGCTGGAAGAACAGCGTAAAACACTAGCTGGTTTTGATCCTAACACTGTTGAAGGTCTTCAAGGTTTAGCTCAGTACTACCAGTCCCAAGGTGATCTACAAAACGCAGCTAAACTTGCTACTGCTGCTAGAGACTTAGCGACTCAGGAAGCAAACGCAGAAGCCTTAGCTAATCGAAAGGCCCAAGTCAAAACTCAAGCCGAAAACCTTGGTCTTGACAGTTTAGCGGCTCAAATTGAAAACGTAACTGACACTAAGGAACTTGGTGACCTTGTAGGCACTATGATTGACTACCGCCTCAAGAACATGCCAACGCAAACACCAGCCCAGCGTAAGCAGTTGGCTAGACAGCGTGGCATCAGTGATAAACTGTTTAATGAACTAGGACTAGGCCAAGCGCCTGACCAAGTGTTTAATGACGTACTCACAGGCCAACGTGGTGGTGACATTGAGTTCTTCTTGAAGGACGGTGAGGTAATGCCTTTCCGTACCGAAGGAGGACAGGTGTACGACAGAGAGAACAACACATGGGTCTCTGCTCAACAACTGGGTTTACGCAGAGCGCCGCCTGAAATACAAAAAATTGAAAACTTAAGTGGTAGTGTAGCAGAAAAACTAATTGGTCCGGGAATTGACCGACTTTCAACTGGAGTTGATAAAGCACAAAAAGCTGTAGGAACTATTGAAAGTATTGATCGTCAACTTGATATTCTTGAAGAGGGTGATATTATAACAGGCTATGGTGCTGAGTTTAGAAAAGACTTAGCTAGAATTGGTCTATTAATAGGAGCAGACTTTACTGACGCAAATAAAGTAATAGACTCTGAAGAATATATAGGCCTTGGCGGTAGAGCTATTGCTGACTATATTACCAACTTAGGTGCTGGTACAGGTTTATCAGATAAAGATTTAGAGTTTTCTAAAACAGTTACTGCAGCTAACCTAAATAACAACCCAGAAGCTATGCGACGTTTGTTAAGCATTGTTAGAAAATCAAATG